CCTCTTCTATTTTATTACTCATTTACGTTTCCTTTTTTTAGGTTGGTTGAATAATTCATTTTCAGTAAGCACTCTAAATCCAACACCTTGTCTTTGTGCAAATACTTTTGCGGCTTGCCACTTTGCTTCATTTACAATAGCCGCCGCTTTTTGCATTGGACTTCTAGCATGTGCTAGTGTTTGTCCTGCAGGTTTTATTTCAATAAACTCGGCTTTTCTAGCTTTATCTTTATCTTCGTATACAATAAAAAAGTCTGGAACATAGTGAGTATTTTTACCTGTTGCTGGATTTTTGTAAGGTATACGGTGACTTTCGCTAGCCCATGCTAATATATTTGGGTGTGTATCCAGCATACGCATAAATTTTAATTCCCACCCGCTACGGTATTTTGGGCGGTGTTTGCCCACATACTTACGAGCGTTTTTTACTTCGTATATGCCTTGTTGGAATTTATTTGCCATTCTAGTAGTATTTATTACTACATTATTCTTGTGGAAGTTGACCTTCAGCTAATCCAGTATCAACATTTGACACAACAAAAGATTTACCATTTATATTTCGTAAACTCTTACCAGAAGGTAGTGTACCTGTAAATGGCTGTAATACTTCAGTTGAAACTGCGCCAGCTCGAGCCGCAACTGCGGCACCTCTATTAGCTACTGTACCAGCTACTGTACTTAACAGAGAACTTTTTGCACTAGTTGTTGGATCTACATTGCCTGTGCCTACACCACCAATGTTCACATGTTCAGGCTGAAACGTAACATTATATGTAGCTGTACCGCTTTGTGCATAATCAAATGTTGTATGTTGTATTGAATTTACCATGCAATTATACAAAACAGTTGTCCTACCTCCCTGGGCTGTATCTTTATTATGTATTCTTATCTCTTCAAAATAAAATCTGGCGTTACTTGCTATACTCTTAGCACCAAAGTGATGAGCCTCTCCAGCGGCAAATTTTGAATTGAGCATTTCATATCCGTTGAAGTTTACAGTATCCATATCATGAACACCTGTTTCTGGGTGTCCAAAATAATGTCCAGCATATGCTTTCATCATAGTTTGAAATCGATTGTCTTTGGTATCATAAAAAACAATGTTGCTAGGACCTGGAGTAAGTCTAGTTGGTACATAACGCATTCTATTGTATTGATTAACAGGTTGTATACCATAATCAAAGTCTGGCATTGTTGCACTTACTACTCTGTTAAATGTAAAGTTTCTCCCAAAGCTATCATCTTCCATGAAAACATTTTCATTGAGTAAAAATTGCACACTAAAATTATATAGTAAACGTGGAGTTGCAACCATAACTGGGTCATCAGCTCCGAAATGCTCTGCGGCGGCATTGTATGGGCCGGTATTACTAGTTAATCCCATCTTCTGCTACCTTAATTAAGCCTGTGTTCCACCGCCTGTTGCGTTACTTACTGTCTGATCTAAATCAGCGCCTGTAAGTGTGGCGTTACCCGCGGCGTCAAAAATTTCTGCGTTGTCGTATCTAATTCCTACTGTAACCTGCACTTGTTCACTACTTGCATAAGCCATGTCGCCATAACTAATATTTGCAATATAGCAACCTGCTAGTTCAAATTTATCCAAAACACCTGGAGTTGGACTTGAACCATCTAATGTTTCAATAATAGTTTGAAACTTGTAGCTTGCACCTGCTCTTGGTGAACTTTGATTTGCATGATCTACTTGCCTGTTTAACTGGTTATTTAATTCTCTAAGCACTACACTATCTACGTCATCTCTTAATACAATTGACACTGCTTCCCACATATGCTTACCTGCAAGATATATTCTTGAATTGTATGCATCTAACGGAATCTCGTCATGTGTTAGACTTGGTCTGGTTGTACTAATAACGCTTCTAGTAGGAGTAGCACTAAAGCCCTCACCTACAAATGTCACTCTAAAGCGATATTGTAGCTTAGGCATAATTGTTGTTGTGTTCCCTGAATTGTCAGGAACTCCTAAAGTTGTAATTACTGCCATTTTGATCTCCTCATAATACCGGCTAATTGTATTTATTAAAAAGTGCCAAAAAAAATGGACTGCACTTGGCAGTCCATTAAGTATTAAGTTAATTTTTTATTAGTTAGTTGAATTTAGTGTGCCTGTGTTAACCAATCTAATTGGAACGTAGATGAATTCTGCCGCTTTTGCTGGTTCAATAGCAACATCAACATAAAATTCGTTACGATCAATTCTTGCTGGCGTATTGTTTGTCTCATCACAGACTACTGCAAAGTCATTAAGTCCTCTTCTACTTAAAATGTCTGCAAGGAATCTTTCAAACACAACTTTTGCTCTTGCTCTAGTTTGTGCATCATTGATTTCAAACAAGAACGGACGAGCAATCTCATCAAATCTTTCTCTGAGATAAGCAACTAGACGTGCAACATTAACTCTATCTAAACTACTAGTATTAGCATGTAATGTTTTCTGTCCAAATACTATTGTACCTTGTCCAGGAAATGTTGTGATTGGATTCAACTTTGCTGTATACATTGAATCACGCTGTCCTTGTGTAAGACTGATTGCTTTAAATTCGCCTTCAGTTGTAATATGTCCAACTGCACTTGCATTTTGTACAACACCTCTTGTAGTTCCTGCTGGAGCAAACCATTGGAAACTAATGTTGTCATTGTATGCAATAGTGTATAATGCCATATGACTTGGAGGAACAGTTACAGTTGCACCACCTAGTGGTTCTGTTGTTTGTCCTGCTGGATAGTAAACTGCTGAATATGTATTCTTTGTTACCAATCCATCTTCGCCATTTTCTGCGGCACTAGAACTGTTATTAACCCAACTAATTACATCTGTTGGATTCTTACGCATTGGTGAATCAATAACAATAAATGCTGTCTCACCTCTATCACTGTTTAGTGTAACCATTTCATCAACTAGCTCAGGATAGTTAGGTGAAGCAATTAAGCTATACTTGTACTGTGGATCTCTGAGATCTGTACCAGCAATAGCCGCCTGCATCTTACTTGCAATAATACCACGTTGTGCATATCTACCAAAACGTCCGCTACCATCTGCATGATTAGAAGCACCATTTCTCCAAGCAGTACCATTCCATGCTCTTACAGTATTTTTACTTTGTGCCATATTAACAACCAACATACCTGCTGGATAAACTCCACTGCTAGGTGCACCAGTAATTTCAGTTGCTTTACCGCCATTTGTTGCATCTGCGGCTGTATCTGTAATATCAGCAAACAATACACCGTTTGATGTAGTTTGGTCTGAATTACTATGTAATACCCATGCAGTATTGCCTGCATTTCTTTGGTAAAGTTTTGGATATGCTCTTTCATTAGCTTGATTCTCTGCCGCTAATGTTGTATCTACCCATACATCACCTGCACTTGGACCTGTTGGTTCAGTTGTTGAATATGTTGGTGTAACTGGTGCATAACCACTGTCTACTACATAAACGTCTAAACTGTTTATTGTATTATCAAACCAATACTGTCCAGTAGCCGCTGTAGCTGTTGGTGTATTTGCTTGTGCATTTATATCACCTGAACTTAATGCAACCACTGTACCACTTGCACCAATTTCTCTGATGATTATTGTACCGCGGGTATTAGCTTGTTGATCTGCTAACAAGTTTCCAAGCACTGCTGAACTTGTAGTTAAAGCAGTTGCACTTGAACCATCTTGTGGAACAAAGTCAGTTATTGCACCGGCTCCGTCAGCTTGAGTTGTACTTACGCCTTGTACTACCTTTACACCGAAAGATGAACTTCCAAATTCATAAAATTTTAAATCTAAACCGTTACCAGGGCTAGTTGTTTTAATCCAAATATCACCTGCCGCCGGACCTGCTGGAGCACTATAATGTTCATCATATGTTGCGGTACCTGCCGCTAAACTGTTGTCAATAAGTTCCCATGCACCGCCAGTACCATGAAAGTATTGAATACTCATCTGTCTAGCACCAGTAGTTACAGTTTCATTATCAACATGAATTACAACCAAATATGTGTCATCTGTTGCTCCACTTGGTGCGGCTAATGGAGATGGATCAAATGTAGTGTCACCATCTATAGGTGCTTGTGCGCCTGTGGCGTTGATTACTACAGTTGGAATTTTGTTTTCCCATGTATTGTTTGTAGCACTCCATTCATGAATGCCAAATTTACTTGCATCTGTATCTAACCAAAGTCCGCCTGATGTTGCATATGGACTTGTAGGTACAGAGCTTCCACTTAGTGGATTTGCTTCAAGTTGACCTAAGTTAAGATCAGCTCTTACGACAAATGCTTGGTTACCTTGTCCAAGATAACTGTATGCCGCCATTAGACCATATTCACTGGTCTCACTGCCTTGTACTACACTAGTTCCGCTTTTAGTAAAATCTGGATTACCAAAAAATTGTGTTAGTTCTCTTTGACTTGTAACTTTAACAACCTTGCCTGCTTGGGCACTTTTGGTAAACTTTGCAATACCGTCAGCTTCACTTCCTGTAGGATCTGTTTTGTCCTGACGTGTTGCAACCATTAGTAGTGGTACTGTACCGGCGCCAGGGGCACCGTAGGCACTTTCATCTACTACTGATACATTTACACCAGGGGATACTAATACTGCCATGTCTTTCTCCTTATAAAAGTATTTGCTAGTTGTATTTACCTGGACCACTATATATCTAGGGGGTTATTAGAGTTAACCTAGTAGTTAATGATTTAGTCAAAAAAATAGGGCCAATTAAGGCCCTACTTTTAAATAAGATGTTTGCTATTAACCAACAAACATTTTTGCTCTGCTACCGTTTACGTCACGAGCAGTAATGCTATACCTAGTTGCACCAGTAGTTGCAATATCAGTTTTAACATTAAGACCAGCAGATTTCATTTCGCTCATTCTAGCAGGAAGTTGCTGAATGCCGAATCTTGCTTTTGCGTCTTTGGCAGTCAAAGTTTTTCCAGTACCTCTTAGATAAGTTTCTAAGAAAGTCTTCTGGTTAGTTTTAATTGTAGTAAAAGCCATAATATGCCTCCAGTTAATGTTAAGGATTATTCCTTAGTATTCGTGCAGTATAACACCACACAAATTCGTTGTCAACCTTTTTTATCCCCAATCTTTGAAATCACCAGCTTCTTCATTGTCATTATACCCTTTGGTATATGCAGTGATCTCTGCTGGTGTCATCATTTCCATTGGGATACATTCGCTCTGCATACTAGCGCCTGTATAATAATGTGGTTGGAAACCTCTTCGGTAGTAGCTGTCTGCTCCACCTCGGTCATAAGGACCGCCATGTCTATCATCATACTTCATTTATGTTCTCCACGTCTGCAAACTTAACAACATAAGTTTTTGGTTTACCATCTACTTTTGAATCTTCAACTTCCATAAGTTTGGTTTTCAAATCACGAGCGACAATAAAGCCAGTGCTTGTATAATCTCCAATCTTCTCAACTGGAATATCAGCCAAACTCATCATACCACCCGGACGACCAAACGTATCCAGCGGAATATTTTTTACTGTAAAGGTACATTCATAACCTTTTCCAGGTTCAAGTGTTTCGGGTGTAATCATATTTTCCTCCTATTGGAAATACCAAATCAATAATGCTATTGCAACAATCCAAGGTGCATACTGATAACCAAGTTTTGCAAATCCAAAAATAATAGCAAGAACAATACCAAACATAACACCAATAAGTGCAAGTATTTCTATTGTTGTCCAAGCTAATTCTAAATTACCGTCCATAAAAACCTCTTTAAAAAAATTGTGCCGGGCTTTTAACGTGGTCGCTTCACTGTCATACACACTAGTCCGGACTTTTAGCTAGTGTGTCCCCATGTCACCCTGCTTAGCCATAGATTTCAATTCACATGGGGCGAACCTACTCTCGCTTTTAGTGGCTTTAGATTATTGTCAGGTCATTCTCTCCGACTCCTCTAGCTGAGGGTTAAGCAAATAAAGGTTTCATTTCAGAGAACACTTTATTAAAAGCATTCACTTCATATTCAAAATGCTCAAAGAAAACATCATCATCTTCAGCATCGGACTTACAATGTTCTTCCCAAGCAAGATTCATTGCTTCCATACCTTCAAGCATACTGCCATTACCAAAGTTTTTAATTGTACGACATGCATCATCAAAGGTCACATTCATTTCATAAAAGCTAGGGATCATAAACATCTATCAACTCCTTGTTTCTAACTATACATACACTATAGCACCAAGAACTCTTACTGTCAACCTTTTTTTAAAGAATTTTTTGAATTTTTTCTAATAATTCTTCTAAACTGCCATCATTTGAGACAATTCTATCAAAATTACTGTCGCTTTCTATCCAAGCCCATTCGCTTGCATGTACGTCCTTAGGTTCAACACCATTATCCCTACGTTGATAAAACCAATCGGGCATATCTCCTCTGCGTACTTGCCACACTTGTCCTTGCACACTGTTAATCATACGCATTTCATTGGGAAAACGGACGTCTGGTATTACCCAATTTGTATCAGGATTTTCTAATATCTTTTGTTTAACAAGACTTACCCAAATGCCGTCAAAAAATCCGTTACGCATACAATCAGTACCAAATAACTGAAGCACAAGACGAGGAGTAACTTCTCCGCCCGTTTCGTTTGACCAGAACACATCAGCTTTTTCTCTCCAGATTCTACTGCGATCAGTGTCGCCTTCTAACATATCTCTATCCCAACCAAACACACTAGCCACGCCGTCTTTAAGTTTGTCAGCAAAACTAAGTTTGTGAAAGTTGTGATTCTCTACTAAAATATCAGCAACGGTTCCTTTACCACTACCGATTAGTCCGCATATTCCTATTATCATTCTTGTATTATATTAGGGAAAATTAAGTTTGTCAACCAATTATTACGCCGAGACCTGCTTGTCCTTCGGCGAAATATTTGAGGTCATCTTCAAGTTTATCCATAGCAGTAAGAGCATCGTTACGCAAAGCATCTGCATTTAAACTAGTACCACCTTGAGGACCTGCAATAGTATTAAATTTACCACGTGCTTCTGCTAGCATTAGTTTTGCATGAGCAAGTGCATACTCTTTGATCCATGGGCTACTGTAAGGATCAGATAAAAGTTCTTCATCATTACGTTGTTTGTATACATGAATA